GGGGTATCGCAACCGTCAGTGCTGACGACGTAGCAGGACCGACAAACCTGCTGAGGCCGTATGGTGACACTGCGCTAGAAGTAGCGTGAGTGTTATGTCAACAAACAAAAACCATCATGAACGCGTCTTTAACATATAATCGAGTGCGCGTCAGGCACGTGGTTCTGGTTGCTAGTGGTGTGGTGGCACTGCTAGCGGTCTTAACCATGGTGCTCGGTTTTGGAGTTTGGATAGAACTTCACAAAAAAATCTACCAGCTATCCGTGACAGTTTTCGATTTGCTTGTCGAGAACGGTCACTGGAGCCTCGTGTCAAACATCAGCTTGTTAGCGCTGATCACCACCGTCATTTACAAGGTGGCTCGCTCTATATTGGGCGACTCGAGAAGGTCACTCAAACGTATCAGTTTGTTTGAACAACAGATGACGAAGGCTGACCTGGTTAGCCTATTGTCAATGCATGACGTGCTTTTGCACACCCCCACTCTTAAACAGCCGGGTGCTAGATTTAGACTAGAATTCATCAATAATGCCCCGCGACTGGGTTCGACCTGTGTTGACAAGGAGGGTGACGTGTATATAGACGGGGTCGACGGAAAGCAATTCGTCCCCAAGATCTACACCCCCTCGTCAACACTAACGAACCACTTCTTTTCTTCAGAGGTTTCGAAAACCCGCCTCTCCATCCGTGAACGATTCTGGTTCGCACAGTACTTCAATGTCGCTGTGCAACACTCGCGGGAAGGATTTGAAGCGATGATTAGATTCGAGAAGATTGAAGGATGGCGAGGATGGGGTTTATTTCACACTAACCAACCGCTGATGGCTATTAAGCCGGAGGTCGTGGAACCGCACACCAAAGGAGGCCTCATAGACAAGGCCACCGTTGCTGTGTATGGCAACGACCACTCTGTAGGTATTAGTATAGTTGGTGTTAACGGAGGACTCTACATGTCCCCTACCAACCACTATGACTTGCGAGCCCTTGCGGTCTATAACGGTTCGTACACCAACAGGGCTCAGAACGAGAGGTACAACGCTAGAAGGACTCTTGCTACATTGAACCAATGGCCACGTACCGACGTGGCCGTGGCCCTGTCACACCTACGATCAGCTTACAATTACGATCCGGCCCAGCATAGTTATCGGGCCGATCACGACAACACCGGGGATAGTAGTGGAGGCTTCAACCTCGAGATGTTCACGGATTACGAGTTCACGCCTAACATAGTGCGTGGGGATGAACTCACGGACATACTCACCAGGGAGCAGTTAGAGCCCCCGCCCGGGTCAGAAAATACGGACATGAAGCTGAGTCATCCTAAAGCCAGACCGATGACCCGCCCTAGTAGTAAGAACGTTTGTGCACTACGACCGCCTCTGAGGAATTTCAATACCACGGTCGTTCTTCCGCCCATGAGGAATTGGTCGACTCGTTCGCAGTTCAGACGAGCTCTGGCTGCCCAACGTCGGGGGGCGCGCATCGTCGCATCCGAATCTTC